TTAAACTTCTAATTTATCAATCAGCATTGCATCACCATAACTAAAGAAGCGATAGCGATCTTTAACGGCATGTTCATAAGCAGCCAAAATATTTTCTCTATTTGACAATGCTGAAACTAACATGAGCAGGGTAGACTCAGGTAAATGGAAGTTAGTAATTAAACGGTCTACGATGCAGAACTCATAACCTGGATAAATAAAGATTTGCGTATCACCAGTCCATGCTGCGATTTTTCCGCCATGCGCTTGAGCTGCACTTTCTAAAGCACGTGTTGCAGTTGTACCGACAGCAATCACTTTATTACCGCGTGCTTTAGTTGCCAAAATTAAATCAATAGTTTCTTGAGGAACATCACACCATTCACTGTGCATGACATGATTCGTAATGTCATCAGTACGTACAGGCATAAAAGTACCTGCACCGACGTGAAGAGTCACAAACGTTTTCTTAACGCCTTTTTGGTCTAACTTTGCTAACAACTCTTCGTCAAAATGCAAGCTTGCTGTTGGGGCAGCCACACTGGCAATTTTTTCTGGATTATGGAAAACCGTTTGATAACGTTCAGTGTCAATTTCTTCTGCTTCACGATTGAAGTAAGGCGGAATAGGTAACTGACCATATTGCTCAAGTACTGGCAAAATTGGTTGTGAAAACTCAACGACAAATAAGTTTTCGTGACGGCCACGCACAATCACAGGAATATTGTCTGCACCGACAAAAAGCTCAGCCCCTGCTTTAGGTGAATTGCTCGCTTTAATATGGCAATACGCTGTGGTGTGGTTCAGCATACGCTCAACCAAAATTTCAATCGCCCCACCTGTGGCACGTTTTCCTTTCAGTCGAGCCTTCATGACTTTGGTATCGTTGAGTACCAATAAATCGCCTTCTTCGAACAGATCAATAATATCTGTGAACATATGATCGTGATATTGGCCCTTAGCATCTAAATGCAATAAACGCGAAGCACTACGTGTTTCGAGTGGGTAACGGGCAATAAGTTCATCGGGTAGTTCAAAGGAAAAGTCAGACAGTTGCATATTCAGGAAAAACACCGCAAAAATTGCGCCTAGTATAAACTTTTTCGCTTTTTAATGGCTGTGCTTCTGGCCTAAATCATGAAAAATGTTTAAATGATCTAAAAGTGAACGATAATATTCACTTAGAGTTTGACAAGTTTTGCAAACGCGCTAATATACGCAACACAAACATACTTCCTCTCCCGAGGTGGTGAAATTGGTAGACGCGGCGGACTCAAAATCCGCTGTCAGAGATGACGTGTCGGTTCGAGTCCGACCCTCGGGACCAAGATTCAGAATCTTATGATTCTCCAAAGCCCTAAGCCTTATATATCAAAGGCTTGGGGCTTTGTCGTTTCTGGCGTTTATGTTTTTTAACGGTATTTTTCGGGATAATTCGGTATAAGTCCCCACACGTTACCCACACAAGTTCAGGAGTAAAATGTACAGATCTATTTATCAGACCAAGAACGGTAAATGGCGTGTAGAGATTGGCTTTGATAAAAATACAAGGCCTACAAAAATCTGTGAGACAGAAGCTGCAGCTAAACGCTGGGCTAAAGAAAAAGAACGAGATCTAATTTTAAATGACGCTACTCAAAAGGCTCTTAAAAACAAAATAGTTATTACGATGCGTGAAGCACTGAGACGTTACTCTGAAGAAGTTTCCAGATTTAAAGCCACTGGAAAAAAAGAAATGCAAAGGATCCGCTATTACCAGGATAACTTGCCAAATACAGATTGGCCATTAAGTGCTTACAAAGGTGAGTTTTTAAAACAGTGGGAGAGTGCTGTCACTCAACGCACGATTAAACCTTTGAAGGCATCTACCATATTGCGAGATTATTCGACCTTATCTGCTTTCTTTAATTGGTGCAGGAAAGATAAAGGGTGGATAGAAATAAACCCTGTAGAGAATATCCGGAAGCCTAAAAAGCCAGCTCACCGCGAACGCCGGACTGAGGTGGAAGAACTTCAAGCTATTTTAACGGCTTTAAAATATAAGCCTGGAACTGTGCCGGTAACTAAAATGCAGGAAGTTGGACTGATTTGGCTTATTGCTATGGCCACAGGTATGAGATCCGGGGAAATTGTAAACTGTTTACCTGAGCATGTTTTTTTGTCTAAACGTTATGTCCAGTTAGATAAAACTAAAAATGGGATGGCCAGAAAAGTACCGTTAGATGATTTTGCACTGCAGCTATGGACGTTGGCTTTGAAAATTAATCGGAAGGGATGCCCAAAAGTATTTACAGTGTCAGATTCATCACGTGATGCACTGTTTAGAAAAGCGCGTAAAAAAGCAGGCTTGGAAAACGCCGATTTAACTTTTCACGATTCACGACATGAAGCTGCTTCACTCATGGCCAAACGCATTAAAAATGCGCTGACCTTATGTAAGATATTTGGATGGAAGGATCCTAAGCAAGCTCTGACCTATTACAACCCAACCAATGATGAAATATTAGAGGAACTCAATACATCAGCTGGTTTGAGTTCCTTACTTATTTAGTTTATTTCTTAAAATTTAGTAAATCTGTTGCAGCTTTTATTACATTACTTGAGTTAGTAGATGAAATTTTCTCTTTTTCTATGTCTATAGTGGATTGTCCTTGTTCTAAAATAAAATTTCTCTCTGTTTTAACAATTTCTTCTAAAATAATACATAGGAGTTTATGATTATTCGTAATCTTTGCAGCTTTTAAAGCTAAAAATTTACTTTCTAAATTAGTAAGTTCATTTTGATAAAATTTAATCTCTTCTATACTTTTCTTATAGAGGTTTAAGAAAAAATATGAAAAAATTTCTATTAGTAATACAAAAAAAGCATTTGGTATTAAAGTTAAAATAATTTCATTTATATTATGATCTTTAAAAGCTAAAACATACATTCCTACATTTTTTTGTAGGAAAACAAATAATGCTATTATCCCGGAAAAACATAAAATCATACCTATAACTAAGTTTAAGTTACTTCTTAATTTTAAAGTGCTAATTTCATCCTTTAATCTTCTTGTGGTAGCTCTTACCGCAAAATCTATTTCACTCTCAAGCCACTCATTTTTTATCTTCAGCTTAAGTTCTCTGTAGTATTCTTCCGATAGTTTAGATTCAAATTGAATTCTGAGATCTTTTAATAGGTCCTCTTTTTCTTCTTCGCTAATACTAACAGCAGCATCTCTTTTAAAATCTTCAATTTTCATGTGCATATAAGAAGAAACTATACTTTCAATCTTTGAAATATTTGTTTCTTCAGTTTCTCTTTTCTCTTCAATTGAGCTATCCAAATATCTAATAGCGGAAATTGCTGCATAAGCTAAACCAAATAAGATTAAGATTAAATCTATATTCTGAGAAAAAAATGAATCGAAATCATCTCCAAATATTAACTTCATTACTAGTATGTTGATTACAAAAGTGAATGAAAGAAGAACTAGTAGTTTTAGAGTGCTAAGTTTGCTTAATCTTGTTATTAATAAAGAGATGATGTCAAACATGATTATCTATTATCTTCAAAAAAAATTTTGGTGATAATATATAAAACTTGTATTTAAAGGAAGAACGTTATGCACTTCCTTTAACTGTAGTAAATTTAACAATATTTAATATGGGATTTATCAAAAGCCATTCCAAAGCTAATCACATCTGTGGCTTTCCAGCGTGGTACTGTTCGATCTCCAGTTGCAGAAGTCGGTAATTCTCGACTTGGTGGAAAGTTTTCGTTGCTAATAATATGGCGCTTTGTGTAGTCCAAAGAATATTTAAAATAACTAGCAATGTCTTGTTCATCCCACAGTTGGCACTCAATAGGAATGATTGGTTTAGCATCAATCTGCTTTAAAATTTTACGAAGCACTTTTTCTAATAACACCTCTACATCCATGTATTTACCCCTTTAAACTCTCAAAAGTTGAAATCCATTCTTCACGGTTTAAGCCGCGGTCAGCATCGCTTGGGAAAATGCCTGAAATGAAGTAACCCGTTTCTGAAGGTGATTTCTGGTAGCTTGAAGCAATGATTCTGACGAACTCACATCGCATGGCTTTAACTGCTGCATAAGCTTCGTGTGCGATCGGATGTGTTGGCGTTACAACACGAAAACCTGTTTCTTCTTCATCTACAAAAGGTAAAGCATTTGGGCTTAGTTCTATATTCATGCTTGTGGTGCTCCATAGCTAGGATTTGTGAAGATCCAGCATTTCACTGTATGTGAACGTTCTAAGCTGCTTGCATCATCGCCAGTAACATTCTTTACTTCATCGGCTGGATATTTGTATGACCGTACTGTTTTGTTCATTTCGATGAACTTGTAACGACGGCTGTTACGTAATAAGTTTTTCATTTCTTTGATGTCGGGAAGTGTCTGGTAATTTCGCGCTGCGACCTTGTAAACTTCGTTTAGATTGATAGCCACTTGTTGGGCATCGGCCTCGTAGTGGTTAAGGCTGAAAGCAGGGCTACGGCTACTGTTGAGGTATTCGTATGCATCCCAAAATTGCTCAACGAGAGGGTGGTCACCATTGAGCTGATTAACTCTTTCTTCAGCCATTGCTAACAGCATTTCTTTGGCTGCTATGACTTCTTCAATGTCGATAACATCTTGTAGAACATGTTTAGCCAAAGCATCTATTAGAGCCGAAACTTGTGCATGACAAAGTGCAATACGGGTATGGGTAATACCGTTGTTATGGAACTCGGTTTCTAGCTCCTCGAGCTTTCGTACATAGGTTTCTAAAATCTCTTTTTCATTGACTAGGCAATGGGTCATGTAGGTACACGTGTCATCGATATCTAAACGGTCGAGTTCATCGACAATTCGTTTAGTTTCTAAAGACTGACCTTTACGGTCGAAGTAGATGTGTAAAGTACGGGTAAGAATCGCTTCAGAAGCTTGAATTTGGGTATTTTGGGAAATCATGATGGCACCACGAAATGGCGGCTCATAAGTCTCGTTACCTGCTGTTTTTAGACCTTTAGAGCGGATTGCACGGCCGTTGTACGCATCTTTTAGTTCATCCCAACTAAATTTTGCTTTAGCGACTGCATTACCGTTTTGGTCGTTACGGTCACCCTCAATGAGGACCACAGGCAAATTAGAGATTTGGGCGAAGTTACGGTAAATCGCTACGTTTGTAGATTTGTTTGCATCAAAGCCTTCATAGTCAGCACGGCCTGACAGCTTCCACATAAACTCAATTAGGCGTGATTTACCCGCACCGGCTTCACCTACAATTTCAATAAATGGAAATGAGCTATGCATTGCGCGGATCTGCTCTGCAAAGTATGAGCCTGTCCACCATGCCAGGGCGATTAAACCTTTTGCACCACGGACTCGGTAAAAGTCTTTCCACCAAGTCGGCTTAAACTCTTGTTTTGGGTTGAGTTTGATAGATGGACTACCAGCTAATGTTTTTAGCTCTAAACGGCCAAGTTTGTAGAAATCATGATCATTAATGTGGATAACGTTTCCCTTATACACAGCATGTTTTTCAAAGATGTAGGCTCCATATTCTTTGGTGTACCCCATAAAATCTATTGTTTTCACTTCTCTGAGCCTTTCAGTGTTTTGCTTCATAAACGTTAAAAGTTGATGGTTATTGCCTGTCCACCAAGCCCCTACGTGAACAGACAGCAAACGTGGGCCAAATTTACCCGGTGCAGAGATATGGTCTGCAGTAAAAGTGGCTTTCATTTCGTCATCTGGAGTAGAGATTTGGAAGTAATACCAGGACTCGTCTGTTATTTCGTTTCGTTGGAAATAAAGAGGCGTGAGCTGGCGATTACATATTTCTGAAACAGCTGAGCATTGCTGAAGGGCGAGTTCACGCTTTTGGCTATCGAGCAAAAAGTCGCGGTCGGGATCTGCTTCAATGCGTTCGAGTTCTTTGCTGTATTTGTCCATGTCTAAATTGAACCAATACAACCGATAGTTATGGTTGAAATAAAATGTTCTACGTCGACCGTCATTGAAGTTGTAAATAAGTAAGCCTGCTTGCTCCGGAGTTTCTGCAATATGCAGCTCTCCGTAGTGTTTATAGGCTTTACGGTTTTCACTGTGCAACTGGTCACGCATGTAAAGGTCGTTCCAGTCCAAACCACCTGAAGGTGGAAGGGCAGCGGTCGAGTCCCAATGGTTTTGTACAGCTCTTAAATGAAACTTACGGATAGACTTTTTGCCGGCTTTATCATTATCAAACGCCCAGCGTATGCGTGGCTTTTGACGCCCTAACTCATGACAACGGTCGGCAATTTGCTTCAGCTTTTTTTCCGGATAGTTTTCTGTAGACATAGTGGCTATAGAAGGCTGTCCAGAAAGGGATAGGGCAATAGCGTTAAAAATACCTTCAGTGACCCAAATAGATTGGGCATTGCAGAGTTCGTCTAAATCATCTAGTGACCAAGCTAGGCCTTTATAGTCCCCCATAAAGTTAGCTTTCTGACGGCCAAAGCGTTCAGGACGATCTATAAACCTTTCCCAATAAACTCCTTCAGCAAGTTTAAAGCGAACGGTCGCTGTAACTAGGTCGGGGTATTTACGATCGTTTCTGAAAAGCTCTTGGGTGTAGGTACCTTTTAGTTTTGAAACGTCAAAACCACGAGCATTAACTAAATATGCATCAGCTGCTGCATGAGGGTTTTCTGGGGTGCGCGGGAAATCTTTAGACCAGTCTTTAAAAAGGTCATCACAGATTTCCTTTACGTGCTCTTCATAGCCACATTTGTTTAAACGACCACATTTCACTACACGTGGTGTTTCAGCATGGGTAAAGAGTTCCTTTTTCCCACATTGAGGACATAGACCTTCACGGTACCAGTCGCCAACCTTTTTAAAGTTGAATAACTGGTTGAGTCTGTCATCAATGCGTCTTTGTAATACTGACATTTAAAACCACACGTGATTATTGGTAACTGTTTGAGAATGTGAATATTTTGTTTGAGTTTGTAGCTTTGTAAGCATTGCGAATTGGCTTTGATTACAATTGCTCGTCTTTGCGCGGTTCTTGTAATTCGGGGTGATGGTTCACCATAAAATTACGGATGTAGATGGCAACTTTTGTGTCCTTTTCATACGCAATTTTCTTGAGGACTTTTAACTGAGCTTTGGTCCAGCGGACTTGAGTGAGTTCAGTGTGTTTAGGTTTAGTTTGAACATTTGATGTAGTCATGCGAAAATCACCATAAATCGTACTTAGATACTTAGTGTTATTAAATTTAGTACTATTTATGGTGATTTACAAGTGCTTTTAAGGAAAAAGTATGAAAAATGGTGATTTTTCTAATCGTGGTGAACGTTTAAAAGAAGAACGTAAGCGCTTGGGCATAGGTACACAAGATGAGTTGGCCGAGATCTTAAACGTTAAAAAGAACTCAGTTGTGCGCTATGAAAAGCACAATGCACCTTTAGACACAGATCAGTTAGATTTACTTGAAGACCATGGGTTTAATATTGCTTATATTCTTTGGGGTGCTTCAGAACTGAAGAGCAGTGAGCTTGCAGATGATGAAGCAAAGCTGATTCAGTTGTACCGTCAAACACGTGAAGAAATGCGTTCGGGGTTAGTCTCTATTGCTGAGACTTATGCAAATCAATTTAAATAAAATATGAATAAATGAACTTATCTGACTTTCAAAAGAAACTTATATGGAGTGTAGGAGTTATATCTATCCTGTCTTTATGGATAGCATTTCCTATGATTTTTAAAGCATTGATAGAATCATACAAACTTCCAAAAGATTTTAATGAATTTGGTCCTTTTGGTGATATTTATGGAAGCTTAAATACTTTATTCACTTCGCTTACAGTTGTTTTATTAATTTATTCTGCTTTACAGCAAAGAAAGGCTAATAGAGATGCTCGTGAAGCAATGACTACTCAGCTTAATCAGGCAAAAAACACTTCTAAAAATCAATTGAATTTTTCGCGCTTGGCTCATAATGCTCAAATGAAAGAGATAAGAAAATCAAATTTTGATAATAAATTTTATTCTTTATTAAACTATAAAATGGAGTTGTTTAATAATATTAAGGCTAGTAACCCCGAAGATGGAGATATTTCTGGAGCACAGGTTTTTGATAGGATAACTACTTTTTTTACCAAAGAGTTGTTAAGTAGACCTGACGAAGATCCAATCAACTTGACAACACTAAAGTCAGCCTATTTTAGTTTCATTTCAAAATTAAATAATAGATCGCCTTTAACTAGTATTTATTCTTATTTTTTAATTTATGAAAGCTTATTTCTACTTTTAGATACAAGTGACCTAGAAGAAAAGGAAAAGAATTTATATTTACATTTAATAAGAAATTCTTGCTTAGCATCAGAACAATTAACGATATTCTTTATTTCCCCGTTGTATGTTGAATTTATGGATATTTTTAAAGATAAAGAAATTTTCCATAGCTTTGATTCACTTGGATATTTAAAGTATGCAAAAGCTTACTTTGATGAATCATACTTTTTTAATAATGTAGATAAAAAACGATTTAAGTAATATAAAACCCGGCCTAAGCCGGGTTTTTTAATTCATTTAGCATGAACCGCGCGGTTAATGTTGACCACTTGGTGATGTAGCGTGTTGATGATGGCGCTAAATTCTTGTTCTTTTAAACCATCATCGACTTTCATTTTTGAAAAGGCAAAAAGTAAGTTTTGAAGGTTCTCAAGTGGATATTCAATTTCTTCCAGTATTTCTTCGGCCGTCATTTTCTTATGGCTTTTAACGTCTAGTGTTGAGTGCATTTCTCCCCCTGTCTATTGATCATGGGTGTATTTTCTTAAAATCTGCTTTGAAAATATAGGTGTTGGCGACACGCTATGTCGCTTATCTGCCTGATATTATGGAAAATGTTAAGACAATAATGATTGAGCAGAGACAACTTTCAAAGGCGCGCTTGAGGAGCTTTAGTTTTTGCTGACGAAGCTTTTGCTTTAAGTATGCGTCTAGGTCGTGGACTGGATTATGTTCCTGTACGGAATTTTGAATAGGGGAGTTCTTGAAAGCGAATGTTTTCATTTGCTTGTCCTTAGTTCAAGTTAAGTTTTAACCTGACACCATTACTTCTCACGATAATGGTGACAGACTGAACAGGGGTGAGAATACCGCGAACTAAGAAGCGGCCAGCCAAAAGGCTGCCCTATCCAGCCTGCCATGAACAGCAAAGCTGAATTTTACGCAAAAAAATAGCCCGTAGACGGACTTTTGTGCGTCTTAGTTCGTTTTTCAGGTTCTCACGCCTGACTAAAAAGACTTATGTCTATCTAGCGTTTTTACAGTAGCTTAGATACTATTACGCGTCAAGACTTTATAATAATTTTTGGGGTGGGGAAGTGTCTGAGGTAAATGCAAAGGATGAAGTTCTCAAAATACTTCAAGAAAGTATCAATGAGCAAAAACAAGCAAAAGAAAAAAATGAAGAAATTAAAAGAATAGCTCTTAAAGATATTGAAGAAGTAATACAATATTTTAATGGTTTAAAAAATGGTGAGTATATTGATAAAAAGGCCATTGATGAAGACCCAACGTTATTAAGTAAAAATACACATATTATTAATTCCTGTTTAAGTCATGCAGAAATATTAAATAATCAAATAAATAGTTTAGGCGTCGATTATGATGATCTTAGTTATTTATTAACTATTAGGGTTTCTTTGGATAATGTTAAGAATGAATATGTTAAAGAAAACTTCTTTCTTTTGCCTAAACATCTTGGAAACTCACTTGGTAGTTTGATTGCTATAGAATCATTTTTGAGAACTTTTTATTTAGATAAAGCTAGATATAATCAAATTATAACTAATGAAGTTAAGCTAATGCTTGATGAGGCCCAAAAAGAGTTAAATGATTTTAGGGCATTAAAAAATACTTTAAAAAATTTAAAATCTGTTGATTATTATTCTGAAGAGTGTAAAAAGTATATGAATAGACATTATACTTATCTAGTTCTTTTTTTAATAACAATACTTGTTGCATTAACTATAACAGTTGTTTCCGTATGCTCTGAACCAAAGTTCTTTTTAGACACATTTGACTATTGGTTCCTAAAAGGTTCATTTGTTTTAGTTGTTATTACACTAGTTTCTTATTTTATAAAACAGTCATCTCATTACCAAAGTTTAGCTGATCAAGCCAATCAAACTAGATTGGAGTTACAGGCATTTCCTACATTTATTACAGGGGTTGAAAAAGCTGATGAAGTTGCAATTCGCAAAGAACTCGCACTTAAATATTTTGGTCGAGAAGTCGATAAGACAGCTCATAAAGATATGAGTAATTTAGTGTCAGACCAGATGAAAAATACAACTGAAATGGTTAAAGCAGTTACAGAAGTTATTAAAAAGCCGGGGAATTCATGAAAAGTTGGGAACGTTGTTACGTTGAGTTTTTAGTTCGTATTGCTGAGCCTTTGGGAGAACTTCCTGAAGGTTATTTTGTTCGAATTCCGTGATTTAGAGAATAGATGATGCTTTTTAATGACGTTGAATTAAATGAGCTGACATATTTTAAAGAGTCAGCAATTGTATTTAATAATATATTTATATATTATCAAAACAATAATATGGATTCTGTTATTTTAGGTACTACCAACCTTTCAACTGATTATTTTTTTAAACAGATTAAAAATAATCTTAATTATATTGATTCTATTTTCAAAGTTATTCAAGATTTAGATCCAGATAAACGATTATATAAAATGTCGGCTGAATTAAATAGTATTTTAAGTCAGTATTGGTCATCTTATTCAAGGATGTTTTTGAATCTTGATAATTTTATATTGATAATAACAACTTGTATATATAATTTTTTTAATAGAATAGTGGAATATCCACTATTGCCTGTAGAGGAGGATAATATATATACTTTATCTGAAGATTTTAAGCATTATGTTTCTTACTTGGGGAGTTTGTTAAATGAAGTAAATACTTTGCATCAAAGCTATGATAGTAGATTAATTACATTGGAAGATCGACTTAATCAAATTTCAAATCAGCATGTTATTCATTCATCTCAGTTTGATGTTAAAGTGAATGAATTTATTTCAGAACAAAAAGAATCATTTGATAAAGATATTCAGAATATACTTAGGAGTTTTAGAGAAAATATTCAATATGTATATGAAAATGACTTAAAAGGGAAAATATCAGAACTAATAGATAAGTTTGATAATAATAAATATGAACTAGATTCTCTTTTAAGTGATGTAAAGCTTTACCAAGATAAAATGACAAATAAAGCTGTTAGTGAAATGTCAGCTCATTACTATGAAAAAGCAAAATTTGAAAGAAAATCCTATTTTGCCGTAACTATAGCTAGTGCACTTATCATTATATTTTCTGTTGTAAGTGCTTTTAGGGGAGTGAATGGTTATTACAATCAATATGTAAGTACAGAGGCTTGTGATAAGAATGAAGTAGATAAAACACTAGGAACGATTATACCGCCTGTAAAGTTAAAATCATACGAAGAATGTATGAAGGATTTAACCATCAAGCGTGAGGCAACGCAAAAATATGCGTTTAATTATCTTATTTTCAGATTAAGTTTCTCATTACTTTTATTTTTAGCTGTTATCTATGCAAGTAGGATTGCTATGCGAGCCTATAATCATTGGCGTCAAAGTGAAAACATGTACCTAAAACTTAATACATTAAGTCCATTTATAGGTAGCCTTGATAAATCGGTACGTAATGATGTTCATCTTAGCTTAGTCCCGGACTACTTTGGTAAAGACGCGGGTATGGTTGAAAGTTCCAATGATGCAGTAAAAGATCTTCCAACAAATATTTCAAATATTGCAATAAAAGCAATTGAGCAAGCTGGTAGTACTATCGGAAGTAAATTAGGAAGTGATAAAGAAACTAAAAATTCTGATAGTGAATCAAGTACAGAAAAGAACAAAAAGAAATCAGAAGATGAATCACAATAAATTATAAAACAAATCAAGAGGTGAGCTATGTGCGCGAACTATGAACCAATTTCAAAAGACCGTGTTCACCTCCTAGATTTATTTGAACCCACCTTTGAATATAGCAATGACATTTACCCAGGTGCAGACTGTCCACTTCTATTTTCAAATGAAGGAAATGTAGAGTGGCGACAAGTCAAATTTGGTCTTGTGCCAACTTGGGCTAAAGACTTAAAAATTTGCCGTAAAACTTATAATGCCCGGACAGAAACAGTTCATGAAAAACCTAGCTTCCGCCATGCTTGGAAGAATAGTCAATTTGCATTAATACCAGTCGATACCATTTACGAGCCAAAATATATCAATGGCAAAGCCCATTGGTACGGGATCTACCGTAAAGATGGAATGCCGTTTACCGTTGCAGCACTCTATGAAAATGCAAAGGTAGAAGGGCACCAAGTGCGCTCAATGACCATGCTTACCATCAATGCTGATCATCATCCATTTATGTCTCAGTTCCATGCCCCGACTGACGAAAAACGCTCAATTATCGTAATTCCAGATAGCCTAAGAAATGACTGGCTCAACTGTAAAAATACTGAAGCGAGAGATTTTTTCTTAGATATGGAACCTGACGAATACCTAGCACAACCTAAGGAAGAGTTGAAGAAAATCCGATCAAATACATAGTTGAGCGCGTCAGGTTATGACTTGTTATTGATTCTACGTGATTTTTAAAATTTGTTAAAAAATCAGTTAATAAACTATCATCTTGATTATGTAACAAAATCAAGGTGATCTTATGAGCAATATCGAACCATCCCTCATTAAAATTAGGCCTCATCTCAAGCAGTGCAATGCTTTGAAGGAGGTTGACTATATTGAAAAAGTAACTCCGTTTACTAAATTCTCAGTTCCTCTAGCCATAGAAAAAGTTGCAGCTGGCTTTCCAAGCCCAGCACAAGATTATGTAGATAAAAATATAGATATGAATGAGCACTTAATTAAAAATGAGTGTGCAACTTTCGTTGTCCGGGTCGCCTCACAATCAATGCTTAATGCAGGAATCGATATTGATGACGAACTGATTGTCGACCGTAGCATTGAAGCAAAGCATAACGATATTGTGATTGCTTTAGTGGATAACGAATTTACCGTAAAGCGTTTGATGATAGATGCTAACGAACGTTGGTTAAAAGCTGAAAACCCAGAATTTTGTGATATTCATTTAAAGGATGGCCAAGAACTTTTTATCTGGGGTGTAGTGACCTTCATTTTAAAAAATACAAGAAAAAGTAAATGAAGCACGAAAACAAAGTATTTGCTTTGGTGGACGTAAATAACTGCTACGTCAGTTGTGAGCGTGTGTTCAATCCAAGTTTGATTGATAAGCCTGTTATTGTCTTATCAAACAATGATGGATGTGCTGTTGCCAGATCCAACGAAGCGAAAATGCTTGGTATTAAAATGGGAGTACCGTTGTTTCAAATCAAAGATATTGTTCAGCAGAATAACGTGATTGTTCTTTCAAGCAATTACACGCTATACGCTGAAATGTCTCGTCGTTTCCATAAGGTTTTAGGCACTTATGTGACCGAATCAGAACAAGAAATTTACTCGATTGATGAATGCTTTTTAGACCTAACCGACTACTACGAAAACTTTAACTTAACCAACCTTGCCCAAGACATGAGAACAAAAATTTTAAAGTGGGTAGGTTTGCCTTGCTGTGTGGGGATTGGAAGCAGCAAAACTGAAGCAAAAATTGCGAATCACATTGCAAAGAAATATCCAGCATTTAACAGCGTGTGCAATTTGGTGGATATGGATCTTTGTAATAAAGAAGCATTTTTAGCTGAAATTGATGTGTCTGAAGTATGGGGAGTCGGCCGTAAACACAGTAAGAAATTGCAGGGGATGGGAATAAATACTGTATTTGATTTGGCTTGTACAGACCCACGTGAAATGAAAAAAAAGTTTTCGATTGTCATGGCCAGAACTGTTGCTGAACTTCAGGGCGTTTCATGTATAGAAATAGAACATACACCGCAAACCAAACAGCAAATTATTGCCAGCCGGTCTTTCGGCTCACGCGTAACAGAACTAGAAGACTTAAAAGAAGCTATAAGTATGTATGCACAGGATGCCTGTAGCCGGCTAAGAGATGAATCTCTGCTATGTGGCTGTATGATTGCTTTCGTGCAGTCAAATCCTTTTGACCCTAATGTCCCTTTTTATAATAAATCTATTAGTGGTGGTTTTTCAGAACCAACTGATTGTGCGCTGGATCTAGTTAGAGCTGCAACACGAATGGTTAGTGAGATTTTTAAAGAAGGCATTAAATATAAAAAGTGTGGAGTAATTCTAACGGGTTTAGAGCCAAAATCTGGCCATACCTATGACTTACTTACAGACTTTGAAACAATTGAGAAGAAAGAAAAACTAATGAAAACTTTAGAAGGGGTGCACCAAAAGTACGGTAAGAAAAAATTAGGTGTTGGGCCGTGTTTTATACCAGGAAGAACCTGGTCAATGAGTCGGGATAAATTGAGTAAGAATCCGTTCAGAGTTGATGGACTGTTAACTGTAAAATAATAAAGCCCCAATGAAGGGGCTTGGCGTTATGCGACAAGGTATAAGAACATGGAACTACTTAAAATAATGCCCATGATCATGCCGATTAAGATTGGGTATAGCCACATTTATTGCTCCCATAGTGGAACGGTTGATTAAGTTTAAGTACGCTTTTGTTTTGGAGATCTTCTTCCTTATAAAAAGCCTTCATCTCATGGATGTACCGAGTAAATTGATAATCCAGAATCATCCAAAAAATAATGAGGGCTAAAACAAGAATAACGATGAAAAAGATTAGGAAATTTGTCATTTAAAAGTACCTTTTTGAAAGTTTTTCTTGTGTATTTTTACATTCAACACAAAGGGTTACAGAACCATAGCGCTGACGCTCAACAGGAATATCATTTCCGCATTCTTCACATTCAGTTAGGGAAGGGCGGCTAAAGTCTTTAAGTTGAATTTGGACCTGTTTAAGTTGTAGTTCTTGAGCAATATCAATTTTGTCTGTCATGCGTGCTCCATTTTCCAAGTACGGTCTGGAGTAGGTAAATTAATTTCAGGATTAGGATGAGCTGGAGGGGAAAGCTGGATTTTTAATTCAAAGAATCCTTGAGCAGTAAAGCCACACTCTAAGTTTTGACACTGTCCCTGAAATGAACGGAGTAAAGGATTAAGTTCAGTACTTGAACGGATTGAAAAGGGTTCACCGCAGTGAGGGCATTTATAACGGGATCTTGGTCGAGCCATTTCGCTACCAGTTGGTTTAATTATTTACGATTTTATAACAAAATCACTGTAAATGGTGATTTATAATAATTTATATCGAAAATTGATTACTTTTTTGTCCTTGCTTCCCCAAAGCAAGGATTTTTTTTATTTGCCCTTTTTAGCTTTATCTATTCGGGCTTGTTCTCTTTTTAAAGCAATAGTCGCTGTCTTTTTTGTTTTATAAATTTTAATGAGTTTTAAAGGATTGCTTTGATCACCCGAAGTAAGCTTCTGGTCTTTCCCATTCTCACGATAAAAAACGATTACTCCGGTGTAGTCGGCATAGTTGCGACCGGTCCGTTTTTTATTTTGTTTTTTTAATTCTTTATCTCCCTCTTTATCAGGCTCAAAAAGAGTTGAAACATCATCTGCATTTGGTAGCTGTACCTCTAGCTCAACACTTGTAGTAAACCCTCCGTCAGTTAGATTATGAGTGACGTTGGTGCCCAGCCATACGATGTCATCAATTTGTGGTTTTAAACCGGTAAAAACAAACTCTTGTTCCGGGATAAGTTCGGGTTGGCCAAAGGCAAAGGTATATGACAATTTCTGAGATGTACGTTTGCAACGGTTGAATTCAGCTTGTGCCGCTAATTCAGCCGTTTTTTTATCACGGTGAACGTAGCGGATCTCTTTTAAATTGTCTTCATTGTCACCAATGACTACATACAGCTTTTTAGATTTGCTTGAATCGTAATAGTAGGCTTTAACACCGGTGATTCTGTCAGTACCGGTACCAGTAGTGTAATTGTGGCCATCACCATCAGATCTAAAAATTTGGGCGGTAGGAAGGGGCAATCCTGAAGCGGTTTGACTGGCCCCACGAGGTAGTAAAATTAAATGGCCATTTTTTACAGTAGCAATAGCATCATGTTCGTCTGCAATCCGGGTAACTAAATTGGCGTCACTTTCGTTCTGAGCAATATATGAAATTATTCGGTTGGCCAGTGTGTCATGCACAATTGTTTTAAGTGCATATTCAGCACCAACGGTTTCAAAAATCATCTGTATTGATTTATTACTAAAGCTACGTTCACGCTTTTGCTTTAAGCCTTCAGATACGTCATTACTGAAGGCTGAAATACTTAAAACGTCCGGTGCACCACGATGAGTGACGGATTCAACTTTGTATTTCCCTTTGTCCACTAAGCCCGTATTTGACCAACCAATCCATACTTGAATAATTGCTCCTTCAGGGGGGATTTCTAATTGGCCATCAGAATCATCAAGATCAATGTCCACAGAGTCCACAATAAGACCACGATTATCTTTAATACTGAGAGAAATTAACCGGTCGACAACAAGAGGGGATATGTCATTTCCGTCGACTTCAAGGCGATAAATTGGGAAAGGATATTCAGTTTCAGCCTGATAGGATTCAGCTGCTTCATTTAGTTTATTGGTGATTTGATTAAGCATTTATATCAACCTATTTACTGCACCACCAGCCATGCCGATGAGTGTGCCAAGTAGCGTCGGTTTCCATTCCTTCACAATCTTTAGTGTCAAAGTAAATTCGGTTTTACGTGCTGCACCATCTTTAAAGAAGTACGTTTTTGTCTCTTCCATATTTTCAATAATAACTAGACCATAAATCTTTCCGGTTCCTTCAATCAACGTGTAGGCCATGCCTGTGTCTGCCATACGACGGACTTGATCTAGTACAATTCGGTTGTTGGTCAGTTCGTGGTAAATTTCTCCCTTCAGGGTAATGGTATCTTCACCTTTTCCCGTGAACTGGTACGCTGGAGTAGAGCCAATCCGGCTATTACTTGGATGTCTCCAGTTAGTTACACGTTGCAGTTCTTGATATGCCGCTGTACGCAATGAAAAAACAAACAGACCTAAAGCCATCATCATTTTGTTTTACTCCGTGTCTGTTAGAAAACGACGTCTAGCATCGCGTTCTTCTTGTTGGAGACGTTCCATTTCAGCTCGTAATGCACGTGCTGTTTCACGGACTGGTTGACCGTGCTCTGCTTTAATGGTGATTTGAATTGTGTCGTTACTAATGAAGCTGCCACCGCGTTGTGCTCGGATCGGTGTCACTGGTGTAACCTTTGCTGTGGTACCAGTACCAATCACATTTTGAGTAGCTTGCTGTGTCGCTTTAACGGGTAAGTTATGATTCTGTGAAATACCTAATGCCATGCCCTGCATCGTGTAATCACCAATACCCATAAACACGCGGGAAGGTGAGTGGATGCCTAACAGGTTTTTGGCCTTTTCAATAACACCAGTTACGGCACCGGAGAGAGCGGTTTTAACCTCACCGATTTTTGACATAATCCCGTTTTTTAAGCCAGTCAAAATCATGGCGCCGAACCCTGTGAATTTGGATGGCAGATCTACACCGAACCAGGACAAAACTTTTGCGAAGGCAGCATAGAAAAGCCCAATAGGGGACCAGTTAATAATTAGGGCAGATACGCCTTTAATCCCGCCATTGAAGGCAGTTTTAACCGTATTCCAAATGTCCACAAAGAACCCTGAAATTGGTGTCCAGTATTTATAAATCAGGAAGGCTGCTGTAGCGATGAGGGTGATAGCCAGAATAATAGGATTGGCCATCATGAAACGTGAAACAGTTAAGAAGATTTTTCCTAGCCATAGCAAACTCGTGCCAAGAATTTTAATAGGCATAAGGAACATTTTAAAAAGACCGGTGATAATTCCAAAGCCACCACCTAAAACACCGAGCGACATTCTAAGCATGGCCAAAGGGCCAAGAATCGTGACAAGTCCCAAGGCTAGTGCACTAATTCCGCCTACAAGTAAAATACCGCCAGCCACGACTTTAGCAATGGTATTGGCTAATACAGGATTCTTTTGTGCCCAAGCTGTGACATTCTCGGTGATATTAGTGAACCCAGTAATAAGCATTTTAAATTGAGGTGCCAGCTGCTCACCAAATAAAGCAAGCATACTGGTAAATGTTCCACCAGCTGCATCCCTCAAGTTTTTGAGAGTTCCCAATTGAGCATTTACACGAGTTTGTAGTGCGGCCTGTTTCTGCATTTTGGCCACAACTTCGTTATAACCAGCTTGTCCTTTATCAATCAGAAGGTTTAATGCTTGAATTGTCTCGGCGTCATTACCAAACATATCTGAAAGGATAGGTAACCGTGCTTCAGTTGATAGACCTTTAAGTTTTTCAAGTTGCTTGAACATTTTATCCAGTCCACCAAATTCTCCTTTACCATCAGTAAAGTTCATTTGAATACCGGTTCCACTATCCTTTAATGCTTTAGCTATACCTTTAGAATCCATCATAGATTTAAAAATTTTGCTGTAAGCATTACCTGCAGCTTCACCAGCCATAGCAGCTTGATCTGCCATGATTAAAAGTGGGGCAATAGCCTTGGCGCCTTCCAGACCTTCAGCCTTAATGGTTTTCATACCAGCCGAAATTTTGGCAAAGCCTTGCAGCATATTTCCGCTATCAACCCCTAGGTAGTAACTACGCTGGATAACGTCCATTAAACCCAGCATATCTTTTTCAGTAGTTTTAGTAGCATCCTGCATTTTTGCAGCAAATTCAGCTGCTTCAGCAAATGGCATTTTCATTTGAACGCCAAGATAACCTGCAGCTTCACCAACTCCACCCAGAATTGCTTTGGCTGATATACCTTGCTGGATAAGAACTGCCATCATGTTTTGAAAGTCAGCGGTTGTTCCAGGTAATTTGGTACCTAGTCCATTGGCCAGTTTATTAATCTGGGCATATTCTTTAGATACTTGGCCGTTAGCCTGCATCATGGAAACTCTTAATCCCATTGCAGCATCTTCAGCATCTTCATATTGCTTCATGCTATATGCCATTCCAGCAGTACCTACAGCTCCAATTACTAGACCTTTCTTGGCCAGATCCGATGCTTTGGCCATACGTCCTTGCAATTGCTCATATTGCTTTTGGGCTTTCTGGTGACGCTCTAAAGATTCCTTTTGTCTGTTAATTTCCATCGTTGTGAGATGGATTTTATTCTTCAGCTCTGATTCATCATCAGCAAGTTTGTCAACACTAATACCAGCCTGATTAAGTTCACGGACCAAAGCTGTCATTTCAGTGCCTTGATTTTTTTGAGCTGCTTTCAGCCTTTTTTGTGCAGCTTCAGCACGTGCCAGATCCTTAACCATTTGTTGGGTAGGGGCACCAATATTCATGGCAGTTTTGAGCTGTTTAAGGGTTTCTTTATTTTGTTCAATGGCCTGTGTAGTCTTTTCAGATTGTTCTTTAAGCTGCTTGAAGCCTGAAATTTTGCGTTGCTGGGCTTCTAGTGCCTTCAGTTCTGATGAAGTCTTTTTAAAGGCATCTGATAAGGTTTTAGAGCCACCAACGATTGTTTTTATAGGGCCAGATAATTTATCAACTGCATTAAATAGGACTTCTAATTTTAAATCTGCCATTGGTGGACTCTAATTAATTAGTTAGTTTGATTTCTTATGAGTGCTCTACGATGCCATTTGCTCAATTCAACAATATCCATGTCATCGTAAGTACTTGGTGGCCAATGAAAGATGACGGCAATATTAGCTATTGCCTCATCTACATCATCGACAAGCTCTAGGCTGTCTGAGCCTTGATTTCCTTCTGTAAGGCTTTCGGGTACAAAAAAGTGACCAAATTCCCTCCTAAATTGGCGAAATCTACAGGGTCCATTTGGTAGATCTGCTGAGGTGTCAGTGCTGGTGACGTAACACGTGGAAGGACTTTACAAAGGGCATCCACATCATGCTGATAAATAGCCTGAAGACTGGTACCACTTAATGCCTTTACACCAGGTTTACGAATGGTCACCTGAGTAATCATCTGTTCACCCATACGGATTGGTTCTTCTAAAGTCACCACTTCTTCATTTGGGTTTTTGATTTGTTCCTGGTTAATCGCTTGATCAATTTGATTCATGTGGAAATATCCTAAAAGTTAAATAAAAAAACCTTCTGCAGTACTGGACTACAGAAGGGAAGGAAACTTATAAAATGCCTAAGATGTTGCGTTGTTTTTCAAGACGATCTACGCCACCGATATTTTCTTTCATGCCAAGAATGTCAATTTCGACTTCAACAACACCATTAACTGTCAGCTTGTAGTAAACACAGTTGGTCACGACTTTATGTTCTGTGTCTTCGCCAGGTGTAGATTCACCACCATCAATTTCTTCATGACGGCCTTTAACAACTACTTCTACGGCATCATATTCGCCATCGTCATCGCGCTGGTATGCCCCGGCAAAACGGAGATAAACACCGTCAATTTTTTCCATACCAAATTGACGGAGTGTCAAAAGATCTAGACCACCATATGTTGACTCAAGTACTAAGCCATCATCGGACATGCCTAAATCGACTTTTACGGTCCCGTTCATACCACCGCCACGGTAGTCTTCAGTTTTACGGGCTAACTTGGGTAAAGTCACAGTTTTAACTTTGCCCAAGTAGCTATTCCCTTCATTAAAGAAGTTCATATTTTTTAATTTTGGAGGTAAAGCCATGCGTTAAGCTCCTTAAGCGTTTACAGATGCAGCAAAGTTAGCGAGATAACGATCAGTGATACGTTGACGGAATGTCAGATCTTCTAACGGTGGGACAGGGGTGTAATCGTAATCAGTGGCCAATTTCCCAACCTTTAACGTGTCTGGAGTGTTTGCTTCAGGATCGAACCAGGCGTCACCACCAATGAGGTATTTATTACGTGTGAGTTCACGTAGCTTGGCCTTTTGACCTTCAAGAATGTCTGTGACTAATGAACCATGAAGAGGTAAATCATTTGCCCACATGTGTGCTTCAGCCATGCTGTCAGCTAAGACTTGAGCAGTACGCGTATAGTTTTCAAATAGGAATAATGGATCATCAGAACAAGTACGAGATCCCCAAAAACGAAAGCCTTCATGCTGAATTAAAGTAGTGACTTCATTACTGTTGAGATAACCAGCATCAGTTGCCGGATCTTGAAGATCCCATGTCACATCTGCATCAATACCGGTAACACCAGATACTGCTACGTTTGAAAGGGTTTTATGCCAGCCAATTTCGTTATCAATCTTTGCACGTAAACCCAAAGCAACAGCTACAGCTGGAACAGTTTCTGTTTGAGCGGTTGTCGTATTAAACGCTACAAAGTTTGGCCAAATGATCATGAGTTCACGTGCAGCAAACGCTTCACGATACGCCACAGCTTCTTCTTTGGTTTTACAGCCCCATGCATACGCATACGCCATAGCACGCAACTTTTTAGCAATAACAACTAATTCAGTAGCAACTGGCTGAGTATCAAGCCCTGGTGCGCCTAAAATACGCGGTTGAATACCTAATTTTGATTTGGCAACAAGTAAAGCTTTAAGGCCTGTATATTTACCTTCAGCGGTAACAGTACCAACGACGTTTGCAGTTTGAGCTGCTTCATCAACTGCAGTGGGTACACGAACCACGACACAAAGAGCGTTGGTTTGGTTGGCCATATTTTGAAGTACTTTTGCTAAAGTTCCGTTCTTACCGGCTTTAGCTACTGCAGCTTGTATATTTGTAATTAGTACTGCTTGGTTTTCTGGAAATACTAATGGGTCTGCATCATCGGCAGTTGCAACAAAGCCCGGAATTGCAGTTGCAATGGTTCGGATTGGCCGGATCCCATCAGTGAGTTCAAGGACACGGATTCCGTGGTGGTATTGATCTATAGCCATAAAAAAGCCTGTTAATTGAGGTTTTAATTCAACAAACAGGCTTGCATGACTAAATCAAAAGAGTAAGTTTCTTGGTCTGTGAAAATGGTTTTTACAAGATTGGGTCCTTATCAATATCAATCAGCTTTAAAACATCAGGGTTTTCTTGCAGAAAAATAGATAACTTCTGCTCTGGAGAAATTGGCTCCGGTACTTTAGGTTTTGGAATCAAATCCCAACCTTTACCATTGAACCGTGGCCACTTATCTTCTGGCCATTCTTCAGGGGGGGAAGTTTCAGTACTGTTCCCCGGCATTAAAAAAACACCAGGCTCTCGTGGAGATTCATCCGCTGTTGTTTCACAAACGAATAATCCAGCTTGATTGTATTGATAAACAATTTTCTCGTTCATAAAGTCCTCAGTACTTAATACAGCAGAGCCAAGCAACGTTACGTGGACGTGTTTCGGTCCCACCAATGCTCTCAGTTAAAGATGAACTCGTTGATGTATAGCCTAGAGCATCTAGTACTTCTGTACGTTTATTGCCTGACATTTCTTTTTTTCCAAATGGCACTCCAGCACCACCTTCTGTTTCATGATCTAAACCAGTCATGTGTTGATGGGCTTTCATAGAATCGGCTTGCCAGCTTCCAATTACACGTCCAGGATCTATACCTCGGCCATCATCCAAACCGCGTGGAAATTCAGCTCTACCTTCAGGAACATTAAAGGTATTTACTCCATCACCAGCACCATAAGTTGTACCAATTGCAGCAAATAACTCTGGATATGCAGTTCTTGAAACAGCTGCAAAATTTGCCTTTAAAAAACCTGTTGGTGCTTTATTCATTGCAAAGTAAACAATGGCTCCAGCTGGTAAACCATTGGCTTTGGATTCTTCTTTACTGAAAACGTTCAGATTTTGTCGTGCTAAAGGTTTATTCGGTACGTCAGCTAGATTTTGATCTTTGGCCAGTGGATAAGGTGCAGATCCAAGTGGATCGTTTTGAACACCGAGAATTTTGGTACCAGCTGGATAAGACTTTCCTAAAACAGTTTCAGTCGCTCCATTTGCTGTCCAGCCATCTGCACCAACTGCTTGATGTAAACGTATACCGTTAATGTAAACAGCTAAACCATTCGTGTTAACAGTTGACCAGGTCACATGAGTTTGATCCGTTGCCAGTACTTGCTCTTCTTCAATTGAATCAACAAAAATATTTACTTCAGATGCATTTCCCCATTCAACATCACCATCATTATTTGATTTCTTTTTTAAAACTTGGCCAGTGGTACCACCAGGTAAAAGTTTTGCTGGGTTAATGGTATTGATGATCCAGCTATGTGTAGCAATCACCACATTTGGATCAATTTTTAATTCAACACTTTCTGCATTTTTTACAAAAAAAGGAATGCGGAAAACCGTATCGTTTGTAATACCATCCTGTGCAACTGGTTTTGTGATATCAGGTAAGTTGCCGACAGCAAACAGATTCCCGTTACTATCAAAAATACCGATCTCACGTATAACGAAACTGCCTACAGCAGCTGGAATAATCAGTTCAGCAGTAAATTTCAAATCATTTTCTGGATCTTGATAGACACGGTTTACTACAGTTCTAAATCGTTCTCGAACCAAAGCTGTCATGTCAGGGCTTAGTTTAATAGGCTGGCCACCACCATCACCCACAGCCATATGGGTGAGACGAATTTGAGTACCAGTTGATTCAGCTTGTGCAAGTAGCTGTAAGCCCAAAGTTGTATGAATAGATTTATATTTCATTTTTATTCTCTCAATAGGTCATACGCGCGATAACTTTACTTGCAATATATTGTGCTTGTAAGAGACGACCAGCGTTGTTTGGATGTAAACCGTCAGCAAGATATAAATGTTGATCACCTAGTTCAAAGTCTCGAATAATTCCACACTCATGATGTTGATCGATAAGAGTAAAGCCATATCGCAAGGCCATTTTTGATAAACCATCAACGATTGGGGCAAAAGCAGAAGATTCGATTGAAGCTCGTTGAAGCGGATTAGCATAGAAGCACACAGCATTCGGAAAATTCTTTCTAATTGTCCAAAATGCCCATCTTGCGGCTTCTAAAGTTTTAGTTCGATCCAACTCTTCAAGGGTCGTTTTCGACATTGCTGTTTCAAAGTCACCGAGAGTGCCGTTTATGTCATTGGTACCCTGCGCAACCATAATTAAATTTGGATTAACGCCATTAGCAATCGCCTGGTTAATTTGATAAGACAATTTCCGCCAAGGATCTTGTCCATATTCATAAAATGAGGCACCGCTGTAAGCATAGTTATTGAACTCAGCAATTTTTAGAATGTCATGAAGATAGGTTGGGAAATTTGGAAATGGCTTATCAAGTGAATCGAATATCCCTAGATCAACTCGACTTGTTTGGCTGATGGAATCTCCAAAACCCAAATAACTACAATTAAAAGCTTTAGAAACAATACCTCCACTGGAACTAGAACTAGCTAACTCAGTGCCGAAAATAGCTTTCAAATTTCCTTTAATGTAAGCTGTATATGCAGTCGCTGAGGATCCACTTTCGATTTGAATAGTGTCTAAATTCAACGGCCAAGTGTCATAACTATCTTTTAAACAGAGTTGAAAATAAACTGCATTGCCGGGTATGTTGTTTACAGTAAAGCTTGTGGTATTTAATGGAAAAGACCCATTACCAATCTTGTTTTTGTCTTTATCTAGAAGACGATAGGCACGATAAGCATTAGTACTTGCTGTTAATCCGCTAACTGTTAACGATGTTAATCCTTTGATGAAAATCGGTTGTGTTGTAAAGCTATTTAAGTTTTGCTCAAGTACACCATATTGCGTGATTCGTGAATTACTTAATAAGGGGATGGATTTATCAAAAATATTTTTAGATAGATTTTCAAAGACAGGTTCAACTATCGAATAAACTTGAACAGGATCAACATAAAAATCTGTACCATAAATATTTTTAAGTTTACCCCGAACATAGGGGGTGTAAGCCGTCGCAACAGTGCCAGATTCAAACTGAATAGTACCCGGGTTTAAAGTCCATGTATCAATGCCGTCTTTCAATGTTATTTGGAACCAAGCAGCATTAGCGGGAACAGAAATTACTTTGCCAGTCTTATTCGGATCTATCGGTTCATTTCGTATGTACTTTTTGTCTTTATCAAAAAAACGGTAAGCACGGTAAGCAATATCACTAGCTGTTAAACCACTTACAGCAATTGAAGACATTCCCGCAACACTAATCAAAGGCGTAGTAACACTGTTCAGATGGTACTCAAGGATACCTTTGTCAGTTATTCGGTAGTTGACAAGCAGAGGAGCATTTTTGTCAAAGAAATTCTTTGAAAGGCTTTCAAAAATTGGAGTAATACTGTTTATTGCACGGGCATCAAATGTAGCGTCTCGATCAGCATTCACCGCGGCCTTAATAATTGTGGTAATAGCGGAATCGCCGCTAAAAACGGTCCAATCTAAAGGCCAAACTGAAGAAGCATTTGAGAATCTAAATACTAACTTTTGAGCGTTAAAACACCAAACAAATTGGCCACAAACAGCATCAGAAATTGGCATCACAAAAGCAAAAGCCCACTGATTATTAATTGGTGGCCGATTTAAACAATTATCCCACGTAGTTCCACTTAGAAAATAATGAAAACCACGTTCACGGAGATTGTTCCAGTCAATTGGGTTCACTATGACTTTAGGATTAACAATACCTAAAGTATTGAGGAATTGTTTAATCGTCTCGACCGGATCATAAATTGATTTTTTTAATATATTGCCATCCCAAGTATTTGTGCCCTGATTTGGTCCAGCCTCATCAATGATAACAGTACTATCAATTGGGATCGTTGCTTTCTTAGCTTCAAAAGCTGCAATAGTCGCAAAGCTAAATTGACCTTGAATAATATCTTCTATACCAGCCTTTATTTGCATTAACAGCTCAGTTCTGTCTGCCAGCGCATGAGCTTGTTCATTCATATTTCCATTTTCGCCCCCAAATGCCAATTCATTTTCTTCAAGTAATCGAACTGGGGACCAGCGCGGTTGGCCAATAATTTCAGTCATATTAAAACGCCTTTATACCATTTAATTTTTGTGTGCCATCAAGTCTCCAAGTTCCATCAAGTGTTAGAGAGCCTGGATAATTTGAATATTCATATTCACTGCCGACGAGAGTGAATAAAGCGATTTCAGCTTGAAGTTCACTTGTAACAACGAGAGTTGAGTCAATAAGGTGGGAACGTAGATTTTTGTTATTACGAATAATCGTGAATAACTTTTTGTAGTGCTCTGTAGATACTTCCGCGCTATTTGTTTCAATAAAAATCTTGAATGTGTACGGTTCGCCCTGCGGCTGCATGTTGAACCATTCTTGAACCCGAACAGTAAAACCCAATGCTCCCAATGCTGCTTCTAAACCACCTAAAGTCCCTTTGTGGCAATGGACATCGTATGAAGCATTAATGACCGCTCTCTTTTGCTCGTCTGACCAGGATATATCCCAATCATCGACTGACTTTTCCCAAGCCAGCCATGGTAGAACCACGGCTGGTGCTTCAAACGGATCATTAAAAGTACGTGCAGGAGTAGGCACATCAGATATGCGTGAAAATGCATCTTCAAATGCATGCTCAAATACGGTTGAGTTTGGAGGTAATAATTTAGACATTATTCCTCCTTAATGGTGACAAGAATGTCAGTGCAATAAGCAGCTTGACCTGAAACGGGTTCAATTTTTGAAAGGGGGGCAATCAAGTCGACATCAATAACACCCTTACGCTGGAGTGCACTGATAATTCCCGTAAAAGATACTTTCGTATTCAGCTTATGAACGGAATCAACATATTTTTTTACTTCTGTGATTGCATCCTGAAGAACAATATTTTTATCCGGTCCGTTTTCTATTTCTAAAACTGCTTCAACGCGATACTGAATAATGCTTGCAGAATAGACCTGAACAAAATCTGTAAGTGGTCTAATGATTTTTTTATTTAATGCCTGATCAACAATATTAATTAGTTCTTCAGAAGCAGTGCCATCACCTTCTGTTGAAAGGATATAGATTGCTGCAATACCTTTGTCTGGAGAGACTGGTTCAACATCTTTAACTCTTACATCAGCATTCTTGGTATGAAAAATATATGAGCCTTCGCTACCAGCTGTTGTGTAACCTTCAGGGGCAAGTTGAGTACGTTCTCGCAAAGAACTATCTGTCTCCATTACAGCAGGGGTTGGAGGTATAGTTGTGTTGTCAGCTGGTGTGATTTCTTTTCTATATAAGTTCCTTTCAGCAGCTTTATGTTCTAGGTCATTACCTGAAGCGTAAGCAAGTAGTACTGCAAGAGCCGAGTCATTGGCTCTTTTTCTTAGAATCATTTCACGATATGCAAATACTTCAGCAAGTTTGTAGGCAGGATCTGATTCAAGTGCAATATAATCACTACCAGACTGCTTCATTAGTTCATGAAACTCGTCTAAGCCTTCTTTTAAAATGGTTTCATAATCTATTTGCTCAACTACATCAGGTGGAGGTAATTGAGATAAATCAATAGCAGTAAGAGATCCAGCCATAATCCACCTAGCTTGTTGCTGCGCCAAAAGTTAAAGGGACGCGTATAGAAGAGAGTTGATTGTTATCAACAAGTATGAAATTAAGATCCAAAACATAAGCTCCTGGATCTGCAATGCTTAGCGAGATGGAATGCAATGAAATTCTTGGTTCCCAGCGTATAATTGCAGTTGCTATTGCTGCATAAATTTGCATTTGTAAGATGTCATCAAATGGTCCGTCCATTAATTGAAAAACCAGCGATCCATATTCTCGACGCATTATTCTTGTACCAACTGGTGTAGTCACAATGTCTTGAATGGATTGGTAGATATGATCTAGATCTACAACAATGTTTTTGCCCGTTGTACGTGACATCATGGAATCGGTCCTCCTGATTCTCCATCTCCAGGCTGAACACCAGATGTTTTGTGACTTTTTAGGCTAATGTCTCCAGCTTTAACATCACCTTCAGTACTAAAATCGCCTTTTGAATGACTGCTTCCTTGTACAAGTTGGCTACCGCCGACTGTATTATTTCCTGTAGTGACAGAACTTCCATTTATTAAGAGGTTTCCATTGTGTGTTGTTCCACCTGATACAGCATTTATTGTTAGGCCATCATTGGCGTTTACAGTGACACCGCCATTTGCATTTACAGTGACGCCACCATTTGCAGTTACTTCAATTGTTCCCGTAGGTGGAAGGATTGCTGACAAATGATGGGTAGCAATGTCATAAGAAATAATGCAGCCATCAGAAAAAACACGAATTTTTTTATTTAATTCATCAGAAGGAGATGGGTGTTCATTGTTGTAAAGCCCATAGAAAACCACACTTGTAGGGCCAATTTCGCCACAAGGTGAAATCACCATGACTTCCTCATCTAAAGAGGGTGGATCCCAAGTTGAGTCATCTCCTGAACGTGCATTAAAAAAGCGAATTTCAGGCGTAACGATATCTTCAAGATCTACAGTGACAAGGGGGATTGGTTTAGACGGATTTACAGTCTTGATTGTTCCGAACCGAATCAGATTCTCAAGACGACGATTAATGTCAGCATTCATGCCAACACTTTGCGTTAGAGTTTTTTTGTTTTCAGCAATGGGAACTTGTGAAAATGGTTTTCACAAGTTGAACTATTTAATATTGATGTGCTTAATGAATGATGACTCAACCAGATTAATCTCTTTATCTGTAAATCCAAGTAATTCACGTTTTGGGTAAACTGTATCCGGAGCAGATCTAGTAGCTCTATCTCTTAAACCGTACTGGTGTACTTTAGCAATTCGACTAACACGACCAATAAAACCAACTGCAATTGATTCACTATTACTTAGTACTTTTAGATGGGTATTAGATTTAATCCGGGAAAACATTTTTCTTTTTATTTTACCTTTCTGGTCACGTAAGCGTGTACGTCTAGCTGTATATGCTGAACCATCAGGGTTTTGCTGTGCTGTAATATGCTGGCGTTGGCTAGTTCGTAGATCTCGTCCAATATTCTTAGCCAGTTTTGCCCTTTCACCTGGAGACAAACGGTCTAACAAGGGTTGAAGATATAGGGCAAGATCCTGAATATTATTCATGGGTTTTTACCCGGAAAGGGCATATCTAATGAACGTCCTTGAATATCGGCAGTTCTCCATGTTGCAAGTGTAGATCCATCTTTATCTATTAATTCAAAATCTGTAGGTGGACCAAACTCAGTATATTGTGGTTCAGTCGGATAAGAGATCTCGAATTTCCCTTCAGCATTCTTTTTTACAATGACGCGTTCAGTTAAAGGGATTTTAAAGTGCAGATCATATTTGCTGTTATCAATGAGTTCTGCTTCAAAAGTAATGGCTTCTTTTACCTTATCTAGATTGGCCATGAGCTCGGATTGGTTGTCCATAATCCATGTGAAAAGGACGACACCAAATACATCTACATCACCAGCATAGTCAGTAATGATCATATCTAGCGTATAGACCATTTCAAAACTATATCCATTTGCTGCAGTACTCATTAATTTACCGTCATTAGCAAAGATGAGTAAGCGATCCGGATCCTGTGGTAGATCCGGAATCGCATTTAGCAAATATTCACGTAAAGCATGGGGCTTTTTCATGCTGCAGTTTTACCCCCATAAATAGGTTCAAGGTGATCCCATTCTTTTTGGAATTTTGCTTGATAACCAAGTTTTTTATAGTTTTTGCCGTTGTAGAGTGTAAAGACTGTATGCCAATCTTGTTTTTGTAATGCTTCTAATAAGCCGGGCTTCCACTCAATAAACCGAATAAATGCTTCGAGCTGGTGGCCTTCGCTAATCTGCTGTTGATCAACAAACTCTTGAACAGATGAATAGCCGAGATCCTTCCAATTTTCACCCATAATTTGGAACTGGCCCCAGCTAGTAGACTTCAGGGCAGATTCTTTATGAATATTTATGGCCATACTTAACCGGGTATATTCAGCTGCATCACCTTTATAACCACCAGTTAAAGTATTGACTAAATTTGGTGTTAGTTTTGCCTGATTATTAGCAAATGTTTTACCTAATGCTTGGCTTAAATAAAAATACATTCGATGACGTTCAAATAAAATTTTAGCCTTTCCATTTTGGAGAAAACCCACACCACGGCCTTCCACTGCTCCGAAAACTCTAATAACTAATTCGGGAACTTTTAAACGTATTGCAGCTTTTTTATAGTCTTCATCTTTTAAAAATTTACTTACTAAATCACCAGCTAAAGCTTGGCGAGTTTTATCACCCACTTTACCGTCAGCTACTAAGCCAAATTTAAGTTGGAGTTGAATCACTGCAAATTCAGTACTTTCACCAAAATGACCATCAATAGACAGTGGTTTACCTTTAATACCCTTGTAACCCATCTTCGCCAATTGCTTTTGAAGAGTTGCTACGGCATCACCTTTTGAACCAAATTTTAAAATCATGTCGTACTCCAAATGAGTTTGGCCACATTACCTTTTGTTCGCCAGATGAGTACGGCAAGAAGGATTGCAAAGATGGCATCCCAAAGCGTAACTGGATCCTTAAAAAATAAAATATGCACCGATTGGCCTAGAAATGCTGCAATCAAAGTTGCTGCAATGAATGAATAGCCACGGTGAAAATTTCCACCATGACTAAAGGTTGCAATACGAAAACCGCAAATGAGATAAGCTAAAACGGCAACGGTTTGAAATAACAATTCGATCATGACTTGCCACCTCGAAAGATGTTCAAAATATCTGACAGTTTTGCAGTTTTAACCCAATCAACAACCTTGATTAATATGAATAAACAAAGTGTTGAAGTGATAAGAGCTGCCACTGCATCAGCTTTTAATAAGGTATGTTCTGTAATGAGTGGTGCACTGATATAACCAATACCAGTGGCCAATAACATATTGCGAATACGTTGGTAAGCATTTAAATCTTTTTCAAAAGTTGCAATAAATGCTGCCCCAAGCACTGCACCTAGCAACGCATTACCATTAATAAATGGAAGCAATGACACTGCACTTAGAGTGGCAATGGTTGCTGTAGAAGTTGTTGGTTCTGGCATAAATTCTCTCAATCCCAAAGCTGAATGCTTTGAACTTTATTTTGTGGAGTTGGGATGTCTGGTAATTGAACTTTGGTGCCCATTGGAATGAATGGACCAAATTCTGAAAGATGTGGATTGGCTTCTAATACTTGTTCAACTACACCAGCGCTATGGCCGTATTCACGCCAGCAAATTGCGTCAACTGTGTCGTGTTGGATTGCATAGACTTCTTTCATCTAAACTAACTCCACATTTAGGCGACGGACTTTTTTTAAATCACGGATGGCAAAACGCAAATCACGTTTATAGTCATCAATTGTCGGTGTCAGTTCTTCAGCTTTTTGACTGCCATTATTTGTGGTGTCATAAGATCGGTAGCGTTCACAGAGTTCTGCGCCAGCAGCTGCCGCAACTGCGCGAAAATACAAAACAGTAGCAATAGGTTTTCCATTGACCTGTTTAGTTGTAATTTCTACTAATGTCGGGGCTTTACTGAGTAAGCTATCCAGTTGTTCATTAACATGAATTACAGCTGCTTCTATAGCGGAAATAAGACGTTGATTAGTAACACTTGAATCTAAGCGCAAAACTTCACGGACATGGTTGCTGGATACCGATGGAAAGAACGGATCACTATTGATGACAACGTCCTGATTTGAAAAAGTACCGTTTGCAATTAATCCAGACATTTTTATTCTCGGTGAGTGAGGGGTGGAGATCTGAACCAAAAACAGAACAAAAGATGTTTGAATCTGGTCAGATCTGCCCCTCGGTGGGTGCTGGGCACTCGTTAAGAAGAAACTCCCTCAAATGCCTGATTGCCAAAATCATCAACAACAGAGGTTCCATCGGCATTGAGTAATGGCTGAGGTGGGTTTTCTTCTAATTGTTTTTTCAGTAAACGTTCAGACTTTTGGAGGTCTTGTTTACCACCACAATTTTCATTGTATTTAATTGCTTCTTTTAGCCACTCGACCGCTTGTGAGTAGATTTCTTTTTGTAAGAACACACGGCCAATTGCGACATAGAGCTTTGCTCTAATCTGATCATGCATACTGAAGTCAGATGTAATGCCAATGGCTTGCTTTAAAACTGATAAATCAAAAACTTTACCTTCAGCATAAGCAGCTTTTGCAGCATTACCGATCTCTTCGGCAACAATAGATGCTGTATCACGGCTGAAAGAATCAGGCATTGAAAGACCATGTTTTAAAGCAAATTCAGCAATACGGAGACCATCTTCAAACATGTCTGCATCAAAGCACCAAAGCATAATCGTTGTGACAACATCGTCCTTCAGATCAGGAGCACGTTCTTCAATTGAAAGAACACCTTCAACATAAGGCATGTATTTCGGGATTAAAGTTGCTTTGTATTGGGCACGTTCAATTTCAGATTTAACGTTACGCAATAAGCTTTGGTCATTTTTTAATTCTGCCAGTTGCAACATATAGACACTGGCATCTTCACGAACACCACCAAATTCATTTTCAGCATTAGCAGCTGCTTTAGCTGCTAATGCCTGAAGGCGATGTCGTCGAGCTGGACTCAACATAAATCACCCCTTATTGAATTGTGATGTTTTCAACGAGGCCTACTTTCTCGTAGGCTTCAATGACGTAAGCTTCATTTGAAGATTGGTAATCTTCAATGCGGTTCTTACTTGGCTTTTCATTAATGTGTCGACGCTTTGCATCTTTCTGGTAGTAAATCGAGAGGTTATCAAGCGAAGTAACAAGAAGGGCATTGTCTGGGAAGTGCGGAACACGGATGGCAGGTAAACCACCAATTTGCTTTTGGCCAACTAAGATCTGACCAGCTAAAACATTCTGGTTATCTGCAGCGTTGTTTACGATTGGGAAGTTTTTATCTGCAAGTAACTGACGACCACAAATTACGACTAAATCAGTGTCATCTTGATGTACTTCATCAATAAGCTCATTAACCACATCTTGTACAAGAGCATCAAGATTTTTGTATGTACCTGTAGCACCAACAGTCACGTCTGCCATTACTCGATCCGCAGCATTTAGACGAATTTTTTCTAACCATCCTACGTTTACATCCTGAAGTTTTGGGTTAGTCGCTCGGTTCGTTGTAGCCGCAGCAGTCTTACCATTAAAGCCGATCATGATGCGATCTAACGCAATAGATTTGGCAATAGCGTTCGTCCAACGTGCATGAAAATCTGGGAATACGGCCCATGCATCAAGCTTTTCATAACCAATGGCAACGTCAAAATCAGTTTTGATACATTCATAGTTATCTGCACCGAAACCCGTTGGATCTACTGGGGTACGTTCACCAGAACCTGAAGTATCTGTACGTCCGGCAATTGTTTGGTTTACAGATAAACCAATCGCTTGACCTTTAGGATTAATCACACCAATGACATTGATTTTAGATAAAAATTCGCTAGAAGCTTGAATTTTATCTTCCATCTTTTGAGCTGGTACTGGAGCAACATTAAAAGTATGTGCGACAGACTCAACACCATTAATTTCGGCTAGTTTTTGAAGGCTGTGGTTATATTTAATTCGTGTATCGTTACGCATAAGTTCGCTCGCTAATTAGCAATCAATTTGTTCTGAATAATTGCCTGTATTTTCGGGAGCAGGCGGAGTATCAGGGTGAGGTTCTTGACTCAGCTTTACTTTCAAAGCTTTAAAGTCTTTTTCGAGGGTGGAGTACTTTGTTTTGAACTCTTGGAGTTCTTGCTGAGTTTCACCAAAGGTTTTAGCAATCTGCTCAATTGACTTTGCAACTTCAGTAAATTGACCTTTGTTTTTCTGATCCTGTTCTTCTTGTTGTGGCTTTAGCCAATTCATGACGGTATTGAATAGACCTGTAACTGCAAGCTCTTCTTCAAACTGTAAATCGACTTCTTCAGCAGCAGTGAAAAGGTTGTCTTTGTGCTGCTTTTTAGAAGTAAATGGACTCGCTTCAGGGTTATTTGCCGCGAACTCCATGATTTGCGTACCTAAAGAAGCAGGGGTGTCAGTAAATGCAATACCAACTAAATAAGCTTCATTGGTATCTGCAAAGTTGGGATTAACTTCAATTGAGTTAAACAATTTTTGTTTTCGGCCATGCATCTCAATGAGATTATCGAAGGCTTCAAGCTGAGCATATAAAGCCCATTTCTTTTGACCTGCAATTTCATCTTCTTGGGCTTTCAGTGCGATTACTTTTGCATAATTTCCAAAAGTAGAATCTGGCGAAATACCACGGAAGTGTTCAATGTTTGCCATGGCTGTATAAGTATTCTGGCTATAGTTCTTAGCCATTTGTTGAATCCAAGCTGCTTCAATCTGGCGGCCATCGGTAGTGGCTCCAGCAACTGCAACTCGATAAAACTTGGATTTCTTACTCATGAGGTTTGAATCCTGCTTAATATTTAAATAATTCATAATTTACGTAGTAAGCAGAATCGGAATTAAACCTAAAAGAATCAACGAAGCTCCCTTGTGAAAACTGTTTTCACAAGGTCTTTACAGTGAATCAATAAATTGAAGTTGGCTTAATAAGCCAATGAATACGACAACTGAAAATATACCTCTGACTTTTGATAACCGCCTCTTAGCAAAGTTCTTATACTGGATGGGGTGGCGAATCAGCTCGATTGCAGAATACTTAAAAGAAAAAGACAAAAATGTTCATGCCTGGAAGGCAAGAGATGAATGGGACGAGCAAGCTCCTGAAGGACGTGTTGCACAGGCTTTAGAAGCCCAACTTGTAAAGCTAATTATTCTTGAAAAGAAAACACCGGGTGATTTTAAAGAAATTGATTTACTTATGCGCCAGCTGGAGCGTATGGCTAAAATCAATAAATATAACAATGGTGGTAATGAAACTGACCTTAACCCAAATTTAAAAAATAGAAATGCAGGTCCACGTAAACCCACTGCTAGAAATGTGCTGACAGAAGAACAAATAGAAAAGCTTCTTGAAGACTTTGATGATGGCTTATTTGAGTATCAAAAAGTTTGGTACCGTGCGCGTGAACAACGTAACCGTGCTCTTTTAAAATCACGTCAGATTGGTGCCACATTCTACTTTGCCCGTGAAGCTTTAATTAAAGCAGTTACGACTGGCCGTAATCAGATTTTCCTATCTGCTTCTAAAGCTCAGGCACATGGCTTTAAAACTTACATTAAGGATTTTGTTCTTCAGTCAATTGGCGTAGATCTACAGGGTGATCCAATCACAATCACTCTACCGACCAACGAAACAGTTCAGCTCATTTTCTTAAGTACAAATGCTAAGACGGCCCAAAGTTACCATGGCGATTTGTACTTTGATGAGTTCTTTTGGGTACATGGCTTTGCCACACTTAAAAAAGTGGCTTCTGCTATGGCAGCTCAAAAACAATATAAAAAGACTTACTTCTCCACGCCTTCAAGTAAATCACATGAAGCCTATAAGTTCTGGACAGGTGAGGCTTATAACAAGGGCAGAACTAAAGATAAGCAAGTTGAAGTCGATACAAGTCATGAAGCATTAAGAAATGGCGCTCTTTGTAATGACCAGATGTGGCGACACATCGTCAATATTTATGATGCTGAACGCCAAGGCTGTGACTTGTTTGATATTGATGAACTCATTGCAGAAAACAGTGCTGAAGAGTTTGCAAACTTGTACATGTGTGAGTTCGTCGATGACGGGCAGAGTGTTTTTCCATTAAGCCTTATCCAACCTTGTATGGTCGACTCATGGGAGCTTTGGGCCAAAGACTTCAAACCATTAGCAATAAGACCATTTGGAAGTAAACAAGTCTGGGTAGGCTATGACCCTGCAGAGTCTGGTGATAGCGCTGGCTTGGTTGTAGTTGCTCCACCTGAACCAACTTACAACAAGTTCCGCTTATTAGAACATCATCAGTTCAAGGGAATGGACTTTGCAAGTCAGGCACTTTTTATCAAGAAAATTTGCCAAAAATATCGGGTGACATATCTCGGCATGGACAAGTCCGGCATGGGTACTGGTATTGCTCAGTTAGTTCTAGATTTCTTTCCTAACCTTACAACCTTTACTTATTCAGTTGATGTCAAAACTCAATTAGTCATGAAGGGTATGGATGTCATCAACAAAGGACGTTTTGAGTTTGATGCTGGTTCTACTGAAGTGGCTCAATCCTTAATGGCTATAAAAAAGACCCTCACAGCTTCTCAGAAGCAAATGACTTTTGAAGCTTCACGTGCAGAAAATATTGGGCACGCCGATCTAGCTTTTGCCATTTTTCATGCCTTCTTTAACGAACCGTTGTCTTTAGAAAATGACGGAAATTCTAAAAAATCCTCAATGGAGATTTACTAAATGTCAGATTGTAAAGTTCAAGCTTTTTCTTTTGGTGACCCTGAACCGGTTCTTAATAACCACGACTTTTCTGGCTACTTTGAAACTTGGTTGAATGGGCGTTATTTTGAACCGCACATTAGCTTGAATGGTTTGGCTAAATCTTTCCGTTCTACACCATATCTTTCTACAGCTATTATCTACAAAAAGAATCAGCTTGTTTCTTCATTCAAACCACATAAGCTGCTTAGCTCTGCAAACTTTGAGCGAATAGTTTTAGATAATCTTGTTTATGGCAATGGATATTTGCAACGTATTGATAACCGCTTAAAAGATCCACTTCAATTCAAAGGCTTGATGGGTAAATATGTCCGACGAATGAAAGAACCTAATCGCTTTCTAATGTTGATGGATGGGTTTAATGAACACGAGTTTGCAGAGGGTGCTATTTGTCACATTAAGACTTCAGATGTAGATCAGGAAATATATGGCTCTCCAGAATATCTATCAGCTTTACAGTCAGCTTGGTTAAACGAGTCTGCAACTCTTTTTCGTCGTAAGTACTACAACAATGGATCTCATGCTGGCTTCATTTTGTATATGACCGACTCAGGCATAGACGATGAAGATGTCGAGTCACTCAAACAAGCTATGAAAGACTCACGTGGACCAGGTAACTTCAAAAATTTATTTCTTCATGCACCTGGGGGGAAGAAAGATGGTCTTCAACTTATCCCAATTAGTGAGCTAGCAGCTAAAGATGAATTTTTAAATATCAAATCAATCACACGTGATGACATTCTTGCAGCTTTCAGAACTCCACCACAGCTCCTGGGGATTATTCCTTCAAATGCTGGTGGTTTTGGTTCAATTAAAGATGCACGAGAGGCCTATTGGTATAACGAAATTGTTCCGGAGCAGACACGATTTGCTGATACTGTCAATGAGTGGGCAGGGGATAAAATAGTGAATTTTAAAAAATTTGAGGATGTAAATCCAATTTTGTAGCTTTATAAGTTATTGATAATAAAAGTAAAAAATTGATTTTCGGCTCGCACTACACTTGGCGGAAGTTTCTTAAGAAACTTCCGCCAAGTGTAGTGCGATGAAATGTAAATAGTGTTGCGAAAAGGTATTAAATTTGTAGTCCGTCTAATTTGTAGGCAAAAATAGGGTTGAATAAACTCAGATACTCAACTACTATGATCCCAAGTTCTTTAGAACTTGGGATCATAGTAGTTGATCCTGCCATAATTCTTTCAATAAAAGAGGTCACTTATGAATACAATGGTAGCACTGCATCGCCCTGTTTCAAAACGTGGCAATCGTCGTGAAATCTCTCCAGAACGTTTAGCTGCTTTGGTAAGTACAGCTGATCAATTAGCTGATCATGGTACCGCGCGCATGGAAAAAGTGAGACAGTCTGTTACAGCTAGAGGCTAAGATTGTCTCAGTTTCATTTTGCATTTCATCCAAAATTTAATGCCACATCAGCTTTCATAGATATTTTCGAAGAATTTTGCTATTACAAAGAAAATAGCGATTCTCATGAGCATCCTTCGCCTACACGCTATACACAAGAAACCTACGAATGTCTTTCGCCTTTATTTGGGCGTGATCGCTTTGACAAAAAATATCCTGAAGCAAGTAACCAAAATATCCAGCATTTACATGTAAAGCAGCCCAATTCTAATTGGGATTTTCCCAATGGTTCAGCAAAGGCACAGTGGGAATGCACCAGTGACAGCTATTTGGTCTACTCATATTTTAAACATAATGATATCCATCATTATTTCGTAATCGAATTTTATAAATCTGGTGGCCATGCTCAATACGAACGAGACGTCCAGATTTTTATTCATGAAGCCGAACAATACAGACAAAGCCAAATTAACCTGTCTGCTTAAGTATGCAAATAAACTTTAAATTAAGATCTCTCTGGTCCCAATTTAAAATCAGCTAAACGATCAGAGAAGAGCATACCTACTCTACCTGTTTTTTGATTAAATCCTAGAAAAGCGTTATTGAGAACCCTTTTTATCCGTTCACTTACCTTAGGGTCAAGATGAGACAATATAAATTCTATGAATTTTTCTACAACCTTTAAATCTTCATAAATACTATCAAACTTCACTGAATCAATTAAAATACCTATCGATTTTTCCCAGTGATCTTTATAACTATCATAAATTGCCATATCTTTATTGAAATACACATCACCAAATGCTTGTTTAGAAACATTTATATTCCCATGTAGTAAATCATTTCTTTCGTTCATGAGAGTATGGAACTTCTTACACTCATCAGATGTATAGTCAATATGAGATGTAAAGTATAGACAATTCAAATGAAGGCTTTGAACTCTAATATCAATTTGCTGTCTAATAATTGAATCAAATAATCTACTATTGTTTTTTATTTCTGGTTTACTTGTTAAGAAAATTAGACAGTTAATAAATGATTCTGCCATAACTGGTAGCATCGATCTGAGCCCATAAATTAGCCCTATAGCAAAATAATATTTATCAGTAATATTAATCCATATATTTTGGTCTTCTAAATCAAAAATATTTGATATTTTATCCTTATCAAGGTCGAGCTTGAGTTCTTCAAGCTTTAAAAAGTGCTGATGAATCGTAGTTTTAATTCGAAAAAATGGATTAACAAACTCAGTCCATTTTTCAAGTGATTTTTTTATATTTGATATTTCTTTACCAAAATTTTTAAAATCTGATTTTAATTGGTTAACGAAGTCATTAGCTTCTAAACCAGATTGTTTTATTTTCTCTGAAATATGTACTTCAGTTCTAAAATTGTGTCCTTGAATAAATAAGGGACCAAGATCTGTATTAAACATCCAATCCCATTGAATTAGGTTTTCTGAACCCAGGTCTGGATTCCTTAACATTGTTAAAAGACCTCTAGGTGGGCCAAATTTTGCATAGAGATAACAAAATAAATCTACTGGTTTAATTTCGTTTTTTATAATCCAAACGTCAGCCATTTGGGGCCTTAGTTGACTTTTATCATGAAGGAAGTCAAGAATATCTTGTTTTTCAAATGGTCTTAAATTTTGGAAAAAATCTAACAT